TAACCAGCACCAGACATAAAAGAACTTAAAAATCCGTGTTTATCATTGTTAAAATCAAGATAAATAGCAGCAATAAAAGCTTCAAAAACATCACAAAGAATTTTGTCTTCTTCTCTCGCATTTTGTAGATCATCCAATGTTCTACCAATGACTAAATAATCATTGAGACCAATAACTTTTGCTAAATGACCTAATGTAATACGATTTACTAAATTCATTTTCATAGAGGATAAAAAACCCTCACGTTGATCTGGATAACGTCTATAAAGATAACTCACAATAATATTTTCAATAACAGCATCACCTAAAAATTCTAATCTTTCATATGAATTATCTCGTAGAAGAACACAGCCATCAGGATTTTTTACAATTTTTACATTATCTCGAGAGCAAATCGTTTTAATTTTACCAACAGTATAGCTTTCATGAACCATAGCATCTTGGTAAAAATCTAAATTATTAATATTTTGAAATACACCATATTTTTTTAATATATTTTGAACTGTATTTTTAGTAATTAATTTATTTACTTTATTAAAAGGATTAATAAAACCAGATACAATTTCATCTGGTGTTGCTACTAATTCATAAGAGACTTTATTATAATTTTGTTGAGACGTCATTTAAACTGTTATAATGTATTAATATTTATTATAGTATAGTATAATTATAAGTATAGTATAAGTATAAGTATAAGATAAGTATAGTATAAATGTATTATAAATGAATAAAATATATAAAAATGTAAAATATAACAAAATTCTTATTTATAATTTAAATTATAATTATATCTTTAAATCAATTTTTAAATGTATTAAAATTTATTATGTATAGTATTAAATTATTATATGAATATTAATTTAATTTAATTTAATTTAATTTAAATTAAAGTTATTTAATATTTATTTTTTATAAAATAATTCTTTTGTTTCTTCTTTCATATTTTTAATTATAGTATTAAAATTCATTTTCATTTCATTTTTCTTTTTTTCATCCCATTTATTTTTATTACTATTTAAAACAATTACTAATAAATCAAATGTACCAGTGATAAGTTTTCCTCTATCTTTTTCTTGTAAGATATAATTACCTTTATTAACTACTTTATACTCAACCATATATTTAGATTTTATTAAAGATTGTATATAATCAGCATCATCCCAATTTGGTAAAAAAGAGAATATAGAAAAATCAAATTTATTTTTATTCATTTTATCTAAAAGTGCTAAACATTGCGAAGCACATTTTTTCATAAGAATAGGTAAATAAGGTGGATTAAAAAACACACCTTTTATATTTTGTAATATTAAGTTCTCATAATTTAGATTATAAAAACTCCCTACACTTCCAAAAATACTATCTGTATCTTTAAAAATAGAACAAAAACGATACATATTAAAATTTAAAGGACTAGCAAATGTTTCAAAACTAATATCAAATAATTCACTAATTGTTTCATATAAATCAATTCCAATACTCCATTGTTGGCTTGATGTATCAAAAATACCGTATCTTAATATCATACGTATTATATCATAAGGAAATGGTTTATCATAATTTTTCATTAATTTATAATAACGATTAGAATTTATAATTTTAGTATAATCTCTATATTTTATAATAAAATGAGTATTATTTTCTAATTTTATAGAACATTCAAGTTGTTTTCCTAGATTAATAATTTGTGTTTCTATCATATGTTTAAATTCAGTATGACGTTTTCTAAATTCATTGTTGGCTTTTATAAATTCTTTTTCTATTTTTGATATTATTTCTGTAGATACTTTTATTTTTTTTTCATTATATTCATTAATCATTTTATTAAAATAAAATATAGAACATAGTTTTTTTTCATCATTTAGTATAGGATTAAATAAGAAATAATGTGATAATTTTTCATAATTCGTTTCTGTTTCAAAATTCGTTTCATTTAATAGTGTATTATAATTTGTATTATAATTTGTATTATAATTTGTATTATAATTTGTATTATAATGACTACTATTATTATGTATTATTTCTGGTGATAATCCATGATTAATACATTCTAAAACAAATCGTTCTATTATATTTTTATTTTCATATTTTTTTCTTTTATTCTGCTCACTAGTTTCATTTATATTTAATATTTTTTCAATGTTAGTTAAAAGTGTATTATACAGTATAGTTCTATTATATTCTAATTCTAACTTACTATATTGTTCTTGTGTAAATGTAAATTTTTTTACTTCATTTGTATTAAAATATGAACTTTTTTGCTTTTTATCAGTCATATTTTAATTGTGTTTATGTAATTTTTATATAATTTTATATATTTTTATATGTAATTTTTATTTTTATGTCTAAATAATAGTAGTTAGTTTTTATTTATATTCTTTTTTTACAATAATAAATTTAAAATTATAAAAATAATAATAAAAATAATAATAATAAAAATAATAATAATAGGTAAATTAAAATAGGTAAATAATTAAATTACATATCAAATAATTTATAGTTTAAGTTCTTTAAAGAATTTATATAATTATGATTAAATATTAATGGTAAAGGTTCTTTTAGTTTACTTAATAATTCAACAACGATATAAGCACTCTCGTTTAATGAAATATTTTTTACTGGCATATTAAATAATTCTGTTCTAAAATTAGAACTCATAAAATTCATTAATGTATCATTTATTTTATGTTTAACTATATAATTTCTCATATCTTCATTTTCAATTAATCTTATAAAAAATGTATATAAATCAAAATCTCTATATAATTTAACACCCGCAGAGCGTAATACAGTTATTGTTGGATCTATTTTTCTAGGTATTAAATGACTAATAAATAATTTTTTAATTTTAATATCTTCTTTATAATTATCAGGGTCTATATCACCATAGTCTTTAATAATATTATTTACATAATTTGATAATAAAGGTTTAAATAAAATAGGTGATATTAAACGATATTGTTTATCTGTATTTTTATAATAACTATTTAATGTCATTGACGATCTATCAAAATCAGCAATTAATACAGCAAATCCTAAATTTTTTACTTTTATAGATTTACCAAAAACATTGTATTTAAAGTATTTAGTTTTAGTGGAAGGACATTTTGTTACAAATACATTTTCTGGTTTATAATCTCCGTGAAAAAATTCAAGAGATGAAGATTGTAAATGTCCGATTATTAATATTATTTGTAATAAACCATTTATAAAAGTAATATATCTTTTTTTATCACTTGTTATATTAAAATCACTGTCAAATTTACCATTAATTATATTTGTTAAAAAATCCCTTCCTGAACCTAAATTTGCTTCTGTCATTAAATTATAACCTTGATATTTACCTTTTGTTGTTTTATGTTTATTACATACACCAGAATTTAAAATTTTAACTGTATTTAAAGGTAATTCATTATACACATATGTATTAATTAATGTTTGTATTGTAAACCCATCTAATTCTATAAACATATATTTTTTTGTTTCTGTTCTTAATTTGATATAATAATTATTTAAGGGAGCTACTTTTAAGATGTGTTTTTCACAGTTAGTTTTATTTCCATTGCTAGATTGATTTTGTTTACTTTCTATTTTACACAAAATCGAATGAATAGATGCTCCGCTTTTGCCTTGAGAACTATAGGTTTTTATTGTATTACATTTACATTCTTCTTCTAAATGTAATTTATGTAAATTACTACAAATACAATTTAATTTATCATCATTAAATAATTCACTATCTAAGTTTTTATCTTGAATTATTTTTTTATTTCTTAAATTATATAAATTATCATCTAAAAATTCAATCACTTTATCTTTTTTATTTTGTGATACTTTATTTTTTTTTATTGTTCTTATTTTTGATAAAAATGTTTTATTACTTTTTTCATTTTTTTTACTTTTTTTATTTTTACTAAAATTACTATTGATTATTGAAAATGTAATTGTGCTTTCAGTATCATTTAAATTATTATTAAAATTATTATTAAATAGTGATTTTGATTTAGTTTTTAGTAATGATGATTTTTTACTTTTTAATAGTGAAGAATTTCTATTTAAACTCAAATTTTTATATTTTGTCATATATACTGTTATGATATTACTATTATATTACTATATAATTATATTTGTCTTGTATTATTTATAAATTAAATATAATATAATTTATTATATTAGTTGAAATTATATTTATGCAACTATTTATAATAAAAAAAAACATATACTATTATATTTATATAATTAAAATATAAAATATAAAATATAATATTATATTAGATAAACTAATATTAGTAATTTATAACTAATTTATAGTAACATAATTAAACTTATATTATGCCTAAATTAACATTAAAAAAACCCAAAGGTAAAAGTAATTCTAAAAGTAATTCTAAAAGTATTCCTAAAAAAACTATTAAAGTATCAAAGAAAAAACAATTTATTACAGTTAAAATAAATGATGATAACAATAATACAGAAAAAACTAAAAAAGACATAGTTGTAAAAGAAGCAACAAAAGAAGCAACAAAAGAAGCAACAAAAGAAGATAAAATAAATAAGTCTCTAGAGAACTATATTCCATTATCAATTAAAAATAAAGTTTATCCTAAAAATAGTATATGGGAATTACCTAACCGTAAGCATTTTTACAATTGGGTAAATACTACTTTTGCTCAATACGATGAAACTAATAAGTATTATGATATTAAACAAGAAATACCACGTATTAAAGAACAATCAGAAATGCAATTAAACACTATTCAACGTTTAACCCGTGATTATTTACAAGATGGAAGTCCTATGAGAGGTCTATTATTATATGTTGGTTTAGGTCACGGTAAAACATGTGCTTCTATTGCTATTGCTGAAGCAATATATACTAAAAAAGAAGTTCTTTTTGTTAGTAAAGCAAATTTAGAAGAAAATTTTAGAAAAGAAATAAAAAAATGTGGAACAGATTATTTTAAAACATTAAATTATTGGGTTTTCAATAAATGTGAAAAAGAAAGTGAAAAACAATTGGCAAAAGAGTTAGGTATTTCAGAAACATCTATAAATGATAATAAAGGTGTGTTTTTTATAGATTTTACAAATAATAATTCTAATTACAATGATTTAACTCCATCACAAAAAGAAAAATTAGATAAACAAATTAATGATATGATAAATAATAGATTTAAATTTTTACATTATGATGCTCCTAATAAATCAACTTTACTCAAAGAAGGTATATTTGATAATAAAATTGTTATTGTAGATGAAGTTCATAATTTAGGTAATACAATGAATTCAAAAAGTGTTAGTGGTAAATTGTTTTATAAATTATTTATGGATGCAAAAAATCCAAAATATGTATTTTTAAGTGGGACACCAATTATTAATCAAGTTATTGAAATTAGTAAAATTTATAATATTTTAAGAGGATATATGAATGTTCTAGAGATTAAATTTAAAACTTTGTATGATGGTGGATTAAATATAAATTATGAAAATATTAGATATAAATTAAAACAAAACAAATATGTCGACCAAATTATTATTGATAAAACACGCAAAATTATTAAAGTCACTAAAAATCCCGATGATTTTATAACTGAACCAAAAGGGAAAGGAATAATATATAAACCAGAAAATAATATTGATAATACTACATTTTATCAACAAATTGAAAAATTAATACAACAAATGGGTTATAAAATACTTATTGTTGAGAAAAAAGAAACGTGTTTTCCTGAAGATAAAGATGAATTTGAAAGACAATTTTATAATCCTGAAATCAATAAATTAAAAAATGTAGAATTAATTAAACGCCGTATTGTAGGTTTAACCTCTTATTATGGTTATCAAGATAAAACACGTTATCCTAAACTTATATCTATTAATATAGACCCAATACCAATGAGTTCATATCAATTATCTAAATATGAAAAATATAGACATGAAGAAATAGAAGATGATAGAAAGAAAAAACGACAGGGTGATAAAGAAGATAATGTATCATCAACTTATCGTTTATATAGTAGATTAGCCTGTTCTTTTGTATTTCCAGAAGAAATTGGTAGTCCTTATGATAATAAAGAAGTCAAAGATAAACTTTTACAAGTTGAAACTTTATCCGAACATTTAGATAATGATTTAATAATTGCTGATGATGAAATAGATACAATGTCAAAGTCAGCCTATGAAAAAACGATTAAAGATACTTACTTAAAAATATTAGCAAAAGATAAACATAAATATTTAGATATAAAAAATGGTAGTCTTGCTAAATATTCACCAAAATATTTAAAAATGATTTCTAATATTTTAAAAGAAGAAGGCAAACTATTTGTCTATAGTAATTTTTTAACATTAACTGGATTAAATACATTTGCTCTTGCTCTAGAACAAACTGGTAAATGGTCGCAATTTGATATTAAAAAAACAAAAGTAAATAATGAATGGAAATGGGTATTAGATATGGATGAAAAAGATAAAGATAAACATAAATATATGTTTTATACTGGTGCTATAGATAAAACAAAACGTGAAATTTTACGCAATATCTATAATTCTGAATTTGATAAATTAGACAGTAGTTGCTCTTTATTAGTTGATGAATTAAAGAAAAATTATAAAAATAATTATACTGGGGATGTTATTAAAATGCTTATGACTACAAAAACTGGGGCTGAAGGATTAGATTTAAAAGAAGTAAGATATATTCATATCATGGAACCTTATTGGCAACCGGTCTTAATAACACAGATTATTGGGCGTGGGGTGCGCAATGGTTCTCATTTAAATTTACCAAAACAAGACCGCACAGTAGAAGTATTTTTATATATGTCTACAATTACGCCTGAATTAGTGAAGACAATTACAAAACAAGATGTGCGTTCTGATATTTATACTTACACCAACCCTGCTTTAAGTAATAAAGCATTTAAAGTCGTAACAAGTGATGAACATTTATATATGGTTGCTGAAAGAAAGAAAAAAATTGTGAATGAATTTCAGAATTTAATGAAAATGTCTGCTTTTGATTGTAGTATAAATTATAGTAAAAATAAATTATCTCCTGAAAATGAAAATCTTATATGTATGGATTATGATACTGAAAATAGAGATAATTATATTTATTCACCATCTATTCAAGATACGATTGATACAATTGATATTACACCTGAAAAATTTGTTTTTGATTTATATGATAAAATGAATATAAAAGATAAATTATATTATGCTGATAAAAAACCTAACGCAATGGGTAAAATGTATATTTATAATGAAAATTTAGTATATAAAAATAGATTACCTAAACCTGTAGGAGAAATTAAACTTAAAAATGGTAAAAAACAAATTATGTTTTATAAAAAGAAGAAGTAGAAAACTTATATAAATCCAAGCGTAAGTATGGATGCTCCTTGAACTAAAATCATATAGTTTTCAAATGAAGGAAATAATTGTACTACTTTTTCTTCAACAATTTTATATTTACCAATCATTAACCCCATACCACCTAATATTGCTAATATTGGTAGTATTTGTAATATTATTATTTTATTTTTTGTCTTCATTTTTAATTCACTATAAATTGTATTACTTGTTAATATAATATTTATTAATGCTGATACAAATATAATACCCGCTAAAATATAATGATCCATTTTACTATAAAATGTTGTTACCCATATAATTGTAATTATTAATGAAGATATGACTAAAATTAAAAATAGTCTAAGTATAAGGTATGCACCTCCTCTATAATAAGTTAAATAACCTAATATACCAAATGATAATACTAATAGTATAACCATCGCATATTTATTACCAAATGCTAAAGATTGTGATATTGTAAAATTTTTATCGTCAATTTCACCTTTAAGGGCACTTACTAAATAGGCACTTAATCCTATACATAAAGCAAATATTAATAAGCATAAAGATGCTAAAACTTTAGAAACTGTATCTGGTGCTCTCATTTTATTATTTTTAGTTTTATTTTATATAAAATTATGTATTAATTAATATATATATATATATAAATTTTTTAGAAATTATTAAAAAATAAGAAAAATAAGAAAAATAAATAATTTAATACTATTTATTATGAAGAACACATTATACATACAAAATAGTTTCTTTATTATTACCTCCTCGTTTATTTTGGTTATCTTGTTTTAAGTTTTGCTCCACTCTTTGGTGGAGCAAAATTTCTTTAGTATTTTGCTCCTCTTTTGGGAGGAGCAAAATTTTATAATCTAAATCTAATACAAAATATTTTTCAAGTAATCTTTTAGCATGATCTTTTCTTGTAAAACATACCCATTTCCAAATAGTATCAAAATCTATTATAAATTCATTATTATAATCATGATTTAAATAACAATAAAAACTTGCAACAAATAATTGTTGCTCTGAATTAGTAATTTTTTCTTTAACTTTTGTAATTAATTTACTTTGATAATCTTAGAAAGACGTGTAATAGGTTTTTTTCCTATAAGTTTAACTATATCTAATGTATCAGTCATTTTTATTACGAAGAACACATTAAACATTCAGGTTCTTCTTTAATTTCGATATGAATTTGAGTTTCATTTGTATTAGGTTGTGTTATATTATTATCTTTATTATTAGTGTCTTGTTTTGTAGAATTTGATTTTAAATCAACACTAAATTTTTGTGCTGATGTTTTTGCTTGTGAGCGTAAATAATAGATGCCTGTTTTTAACCCTTTTTTCCAAGAATAAAAATGCATAGCATTTAATGTTTTATAAGTTGGATTTTTAACAAATAAATTCATTGATTGTGTTTGGCATACAAATGGGGCTCTATCTGCTGCTAAATCAATAAGTGTTTTTTGTTTCATCTCCCAAACTGTTTTATAAAGGTCTTTTATGTTTTGAGGTATTTCATCTATGTTTTGAACACTACCATCATTCATAATAATTTTATCTTTCATTGATTGATTCCACATACCTAAGTCAAGTAAATCTTGTACTAAATATTTATTTATAACTACAAATGTGCCTGCTAATGTTTTACGTGTATATATATTATTCGTAAAAGGTTCAATACATTCATTCCAACCTAATATTTGACTTGTTGAAGCAGTAGGCATAAGAGCAATTAAAAGAGAATTACGAATACCGTGTTTTAAAATATCGGCTCTTAATGTATCCCATTCACCTTTCATTTCAGGACTAGGTTCAACATTCCATAAATCAAATTGAAATTTACCTTCTGATATAGGACTACCTACATAGGAAGCGTAAGAACCAGCATATTGATTAGGTAATTTTAATTCATCATCAATAATAAAATGAATTTCTTTTAATTCTTGTAGTCTTGCCTTATCTTCTTGAGACAATTCAGTTGGATTTTCAGCGGTTCCTGAACCTAATTTAATAATACGTTTATATTCTTGAACGTGTTTTTTACGCTTACGAGCAATTTCCATACTACATTCTAAAGCAGCAAAATACATATTTTCAAATATCTTACGATTTATGACTCTGGCTTCATCACTATCAAATGGTATTTTTAACATAGCAAGAAGGTCCACCAGTCCTTGACATCCAAGTCCTTGTGGTCTATTTTTCCTATTACTATACTCTGCTTCCTTCACTGGATAATAATTATAATCTATAATTTTATTTATATTACGAACAACTTGTTTAACGACTTCTCTTAATTTTTCATAATTAAAAAAAAGAGTGCCTTCTTTATTTGTCTCTATCATTTTAGGTAAAGCAATACTTGCTAAATTACATACAGCAATTTCTTCGCGTGATGTATATTCGCATATTTCGTGGCAAAGATTACTGCTTTGTATAGTTCCTAAATTCTTTTGATTATTTTTAATATTAACAGCATCTTTAAAACCAATATAAGGTGTTCCTGTTTCCATTTGTGATGTAAGTATGGCTTCCCATACTGTTCTTGCTTTTAAAACTTTAATATAACGCCCTTCTTTTTCATATTGTGTATAGAGTTTTTCAAATTCGTCTCCATAAGTTAAATATAAATTGGGACATTGATCGGGGCACATAAAAGACCAGTCCCCATCTTCTTCCACACGTTTCATAAACAAATCGGGTATCCACATAGCATAGAACAAATCACGGGCACGTTCTTCTTCAATACCAGTATTTAATTTTAATTTTAAAAAGTCCAATACATCAGAATGCCACGGTTCTAAGTAGCAAGCGATGGAACCTGCTCTTTTACCTCCACCATTATGTGCAATACCTAAATGAGCAACAGTATAATCGTGGGGTGTATCAATTTCAAAATCGTGAACTGTTCCTTCGTATTGTATTTTTTTAATAGTTTCTATACGTGAATAAATATAATTATTATGACATAAAAATGTAAAATAATTACTTTGTGGAGCATTAGGAAACAATTCAAGTATTTCAGGGATACGAGGTATTCTAAGAACATATGTTGGTAATCTAGTAGTTATATTTTTATATGTTGATACATTACCAACACGATTTCTTTCATAACCTGAACTTAATGCTCCTAGACGTAATAACATATATCTTAATGCTTCAATAATAGAATAAGATGTCATTTCAATACTGATTTCTTTTTCTCCAATACAACCATCAGTTTTAATTAAACCTTTAATAATTTGTTTTATTTTATTTAATGGTAAATGTAGAAATTGTGGTTCAAATCGTTTAATTTTATTATTATCATATAGTTGAGATTGTAAAAATTTAAAGCCTGGATTAGCAGTAGACCATTTTAACACTGTACATTTAGGCGATTCATCATCTATATAAGAATTTACTTTTATACCTCTATCTTGTAAATAAGATGTTACAAAAGTAATAATATCATTTTTAGTTGTATTATTTAAAGATACACCAGAAGCAGACTTTGAAATATAACCATCTCCAAGTAAAATACCATACATATAACAATCATCTTCTGTAATAGTTTGTATATCTAATTCATACATTGGTTTTGGAAAGACTAAAAAATCATCTATTTGTAATTCATTTGCATCGTAAAACTCTGGTTTTATTATATTTTTATCTAATCTATTACATATTGTATTAAAATTTAAGCCTTTAGTTTGTTCTTTCAAAGCCATTATTTGATGTTCTCCTGTTACTTTTATTGGATATAGTGCGTGCTTAATTTGTATTTCTAACATTTCGCCACTATATTCATGACGAACTGGTAAATTTACATTAGCATATGACCCATTACTTGTTAGCACTTTTTCTCCAATAGCAATATCTTCAATAGCCTTAGGACCATTTAATGTATAAACGATTGTTTCTGGTGTAAAACATTGGTCAACGTAGCGTGCTGTTTCATTAAATACTTTAAGCATAGGAACAATACCATTACTAATGCCATTGGTGCCCCTAATTCGACTACCTTTCCCTCTAATTTTATGGAAAGCCACACCAATACCACCAGCACATTTACTAATTTTAGCACAATCCTTAATTGTTTTATAGATACCGTCAATACTATCTTCATCTACAGTAAGTAGGAAACAACTTGAGGCTTGTTCGCGTTGTGTTCCCATATTAAATAAGGTTGGTGTTGCGTGTGTAAAATAACCTTCTGACATTAATTTATAAGATTTAAGTGCTTCTTTAATATCATCTTTATGAATACTTAAAGCAACACGCATTAATAAATGTTGTGGACGTTCAATAATTTTACCATTAATTCGCATTAAATAAGCACGCTCTAATGTTTTAAACCCAAAATAATCATAATTAAAATCTTTTTCATAATCTAGAGTAGCATTAATTTTATTTTTATGTTCCATTACCATATCATATAACCGTTTATTAATGAGAGGACAGTGTTCTCCTAAAACATCTTTGTTGTCCCATAATACTTGTATAACTTCACTATAACTTGGACTTGTATTTTTATTATGATTACTAATACTAATACGGGATGCTAATTTTCCATAATCAGGATGTAATGTTGTTTTAGCAGCACAAATTTCGGCAGTAAGTTCATCAATCTTATGAGTTGGAATGCCATCATAAATTTGAGCGATAATTTGTTGTGCTAATTCAATAGCATTTAATTTAGTTAAATCTTTAGAATATTTTTGTATACGTTTAATGATTTTATCAAAAGACACTTCCTCTCGCTCATTATTACGCTTTAATACATACATTGACATTGTTGATGCCATTTTAGTAGTTATGAATTTGTTAATAAGTAATAATTAAAATTTTTTGTTTTATTAAAATAAAATTAATATATTAAAAATACAAATATTATTTTATTAATATTGTTAATATATTTTTTTATTTTATATTAATCTTAAAGTTTTTATTTTTAAATTTATATATTTTAAATTTTATATATTTTTTAAAATAAAAATTTAACACCTAAAAAATAAAAAATAAAAAACTAGAAATTAAAATAATTTAAAATAAATAATACTATTATTGACTAACAAATATTTCTTTTTTTGTTTCTTCTTTCACTTCTTCTTTCACTTCTTCTGGTTGAGGTAATAATTTTTTAATATTTGCTTTCGTTTTATTTTCACAATAAAATTTAACTTTTTCACAGTAATATAAATCAATTAAATTATTATTTTCTAAATGATTAAATATATCATAAACATTTAATACTGGTATTATTTTCTCTTTTTGTGTTGTTAAATTTACATATTCTCCTTCACATAAATTAACAATTAATATTAAGCCTACTATATTGCCACCATATTTTCTAATTTTATTCATTATATTATTTAAAAGAAAATCATTACTTACAATTGTTTCAATCAATACAATTTTATCATCAATTTCCATTCCACCTTCTATTTTTATATTTTTTATATTATCTTTATCACTATTATCGTTTCCAGAATGATTTATATATAACATACCTTTTTCAAAACTAGTTGCTATATTAGTAGCATAAGGAATAGCGCTTGAACTAGTAGCACAAATTTTGTTAAATTCTATTTCATTATTTTTTTCTTTTAGTTTAATTGTATTTTCAACTAGTAAAGAAATAGTATCAAATAATTCTGGGTGTGATAATACTTTATTAAAATTCATATGATAAGGTAATTCTCCACTAAGAGGGCATTCTTTTACAGTAATTGTCTTTGAAGAAATTAAACTTGTATAAATTGTTGCTTTAGCCATAATGAAATAAGTTGAGAAATGAGTTGTGAAATGAATTGAGAAATTAAAATAAAAAATAAATAATTATAATTATAGTTATTATTATAAAATAAATTTTAAATTAAAATTTTACTTAATTAATAAAAAAAATATTAATAAATATTAATATTAATAAAAAAATATTAATAAATATTAATAACTAAAATATTAATAAATAAAATATTAATAAAAAAATATTAATAAATATTAATAAATAAAATATTAATAAATAGTTTAATATAAAATGCTAACAAAAAAACATTTAACTCTAACTAAAAAAACAAATAAAAAATCTAATAAAAATACAAATAAATCTAAAACACAAAAAGGTAGTGGATTTTTTGCTGATGATAAATCATATTATTTTACTAATATAAGATATAATAATAGTATGACTAATTTTATGTTACCAATTTTAAAATGTGCAGTTTGTAATAATTTACAATTTAAAATGAAAGTTATGAAAATTGATACACAAGCAACTGCTTTTATAACTGATGGTAGTTTTTATGGAAATAGATTTAATTTCTTTACTTGTATTAATTGTGGTAATATTCATATATTAAGTAATAATACTAGTTATACAAAAACAATTGATATGCCACAAACTTTACAAAGAAAATCTAAATCAAAATACAAACAAAAAAAATAAGTTTTTATTATTTTTTATTTAATTTTATTTAAGTTTTTTTACACCTTTAGACATTTTAAACGCCAATTTTAAAATCAAATAAAAAATAAATTTAATTTTAAATTGTATAAAATAATAATATAAATATTTTATAAAGTAGAATAATTTACATTTTTTACATTTTTCATTTTTGATAATAAGTTTGGTAATGTTTTACCTGTTTTTTTATTTTTTTCATCAAAACCAAAAATATGTGCTCCGCCTACAATTATAGCAATATTTTTATTAGGATTTTTATCTAAATAATCAAAAATTTTTTTTAACCATTCAATATTTCTTTCTTCTGCTTCTAAAAACATTTCATTAGATACATCAACACCAATATTCATTTTCATAGATGTATTAGTTTTAAATAAACCAGTTAATTTATTTAACATTATTAAAGTACCTTTTAAATTTTTTTCAATTTTTGATATTTCAGGAGGTTTAGCAATTAATAAATTAGTTATATCTTCATAAAATTTAGGTGTAAATTCTTTTGTAAGTTCTTTCACATTATCTAATGCAATCTTTTTTTGTTTATTAGCAAGTACAGTTTCAATAAATATATCAAACAATTTCTGTTTAGTTTGAATATCTGTAAGTGTTTTTTTGTTATCATATGAAGAAATAATTGCCATAGGTTGAATACTTTTTATTATTAATTGATTTTTTATATGTGATGTAGGTATATCTATATTAAATAATTTTTTTATTATTGTTTTAATCTTATTTATATCTTTTTCACTATAAATTTTTTCAAATGTAGTTTCTTGAGTAATTTTAGGTTTTTTAATTTTATCTGATTTTAAAATTGCTTTATTACCTTCTACTTCAAAAAAACAAGTATTAACATTATCTATAATTTGTTTTATTAATTTTATTATATCATCATTTAATAAAGAATAATCAATATGCATAGTAGGTATTAAATAATGTGTTTTATTATTATATTCAAAACTATAAACTTTATACATTTTATTTATAATTAATTATTAATTTGTAAGATGATTAAATTAATATTGTTTACTTTATATACATATAATAATTATGAAATTATTTTTAATTTATTACTTTTATAATACTTTATATAATTAATTTATTAATCAAATTTATGTTTTATACATTTTTGGTATTCTTTTTCTTGTTAATGTTTTCTTAACATATGTTTTACTTCTATTATATGCACCTTGAAAAATATTAACATATTTTGTTATAGGTATATCTTTTATAATATTACTTATATTTACTTTTAATTCTGTATGTGTTAAACCTTCTTTCTTTTGTAATCTAGATTTAAACATACTAAAATAGTTCTCAATACTATTTGTAAAGTGTTGATATGGAACTGATAATAATAATTTATTATTTTTATTTATTAATTCTCTTATTCTTTCGTTTCTATGAGAACTAGCATTATCTAAAATTATTAACTTATTATGATATTTAGTAGTTATATATTTTTCTAAAAACTCATATAATCTATTAGTGTCTATACCACCTTTATCGTATAATTCCCATCCTAAAACACCACCAGAAGAAATAGCAAATATAGCTGTATATTTCTTAAATACTTCTTGTGAATGTGTTTTTATGACACATCTTTTACCTATTTCATTATAACAATGATGTCTCTTCATTAAAGAATTAATACTAGTTTCATCTATACATATAATATCATTAATATTATATTTTTTAATTTCATTATAAAATTCTTTTATTTTATTATTAATATCAATATCTTTACCAAATCTCTTAACTGGTTCGTGTCTAAATCTTGTTATTTTTAAAGTTATATTATTATCTCTAATAATTCTACTTAAATGTCTTTGTGTTATATCTATTTTTTTATATTTTGATTTTAAATTATAAAGTAAATCATCCATTGTAATCGTTTTATTCTTTTTTACTTCATCTATAATATATTTAACTTGTTTTTTAGTTATTTTATATGAAATATTCTTTCTATTATATCTTTTAATCTCCTTTTCAACTTTATATCTATCAACCCATCTCATTAAACTACGGACAGAACATTCATATATTTTACATATTTCTTCTTGTGTCTTTTCACCTTTCAAATAATATTTAACAGCTGATAATTTATAATCTTCACTTTTATGTTTAGTCATAATTATATTAATTATATATAAAAATAAAAAATTTATACTTTTAAGTATTTATAAATATTTTAACTTAAATATAAATTAATATATAATATTATTTAAAAATGACAACAACTTTAGAACATCAAGTTAATTTTATTAATGAAGAAATAATTAAACTTAAATTAGAAAATCAACAATTAAAAGATAAAAATATAGAATTAGAATCTAGATTAAAAAAATATACAAGTAATCAAGGACATAAAAAATATTATGAAGAACATAAACTAGAAGTAAAAAATCAAGCATCTGTATATTTACAAAATTTAAAAGAAATTAATCCTGATAAATTAAAAATATATAGACAACGTGCTTATCAAAATAGAAAACAAAAATTAGCAATTATAAAAGAACAAGAAAATAATAATAAATAAAATTATAACTTTTATTTTGTGCGTTTCATTTTATTAAATAATTATATATATAATTATTATATAATAAAATCAATTTAAAGAATTACTTATATATAAATATAAGAGCATTTAAAAATGCCACGTAAAAAGAAGAAACCCGATAATAATCCTCAACAACCAAATAAAGGTATTAATTTTAATAAACAAATACAACCTTATAAAACAATTAAAACATCTTTGAAATCAATTATTAAAACACCTGAAATACAAAAGTTAATTAATGAATTAGTTTTGAAATGTAATGATATTGTTATTGATGTCTATCAATTTATAAGGTTATATAATCTTAAAAAGTATAAGGATAAACAAGAACTACCAACTATGGATAAGAAATTTATTAGTTATTGTATTATGACATTAGGAACAAGAGATAATAGAGGTGTTAAATCTCAAAATACTGAATTTGTAGAAGAACTTAATAAATTCTATATTGAGGATTTTCAACCTATTTACAACCATACTAAATATTGTTTAACGGGTTTAAATTATGTATTACCTTATTTATGTATTAGTATATCTACTTGTTTATCAAATAATATTAAAGAACACTTTAGTAAAAGAATTGCTAAATTTGTAAGTAAATTAGGTGGTATATATTATGATACACATTATAATGGAGATATTACAAATGATACAGAATATAAAAATGAAAAGAAAGAACAACTATATGAAACTAAGAAAAGTATATTACTTAATAAATATGATAAAATACCTAGTATAATGATACCTTGGTTTGAAAGTTATAAAGATAATTTATTACCTGCTGAATTTGTAAATTCTATTGTTTATGATTGTCAAGTTAATCCTTTCAAATACTTAAAATATACACTTTATATAAATACTGAATTTGAAAAACATAATAATGCTATTGAAAAACAAATTGAAATTTTACAAGGTAAAGTATTAAGAGCAAAAAAACAAGATATTAAAGATAAATATAATACACAAATATATGATTTAAATAGTAAAGTAATAAAATTATTTCAACCTTTATCATTACGTAATTCTTGTATTCCTAAATATATAACTATAGATACTGCAACACTTATTAATTTATCTACTGAAAGAGGTGATAAAGGTAATATGTTAAGTAAATTAACAGAATTTAAAACTTTAATATGGGATAAGTATTTTAGAATGAATAAATCAATATTTAAACAGAAAGATTATGAATTTAACTATACATTACAAACAGATGGTATTAGTTGTTCTTTACTATTTAAGCATAATAATTTTAAAGATAAATTTATTAAGAGTAATGATTTTCCAAGTAATGACTTACCCTATATTGAAGATTTAAGTGACGAACAAATAGAACTAATGAAAAGTAAAAAAATCATAACTGCTGACCCAGGAAAGAAATACCTATTGTATATGATGGATAAGGATAGAAATGTTGTTAAATATAGTTGTATGCAAAGAGATACTGAGACATTATGTAAACGTAATAAAAAAATAAAATTATCTAATAAATTTGATAAGCCAGAAATTATTGATGCTGAAAGACTATTAAGTAATTATTGTTGTAAAACAAATGAGTATAATAAATTTAAAGAATTTATAAAAGCAAAATATGAAGCAAATAAAATAACTAAAGAATTTTATAAAAATGAACTATATCGTAAATTAAACTGGAGAACTAAAACTTATAGACAAAAAAGTGAAGATAAATATTTAAATAATATTAAAGATACTTATGGTAATAAAGATGATACCTTAATATGTATCGGTGATTGGTCTAATAAAAATACTATTAAAGGACTAGCATCTACAATGGGTATAGGATTAAAAAGATTAATAGCAAAAAAATTTAATACTGTATTAGTTTATGAATACAACACCAGTAAGAAATGTTGTAATTGTCATCATAATATAGATAATAAAAAAATAAATGGTAATTCTAAATTTAGATTACTTCAATGTGAATATTGTAATGTTGAGTGTTTTGAAAACTCTAATGAATCAACGTTTCGATATCGTAAATACTTAAATAGAGACCAAAATAGTTGTGCTAATATGTTAAATATAGTAAATTCATACTTATTTAATAATAAAACAAGACCGCCAGCATTTTGTAAATAATATAAGTATTTATATATACCCTAGTTTGTCAGTATCATCGTCATTAGTAATAATGGATGTTTAAAAACTGACATATAAGTTGTTTTTACTGGTTTCAAAACCAAATCTTAAATATTTAATTTGCTGTTTAAAATCGGCGTTTTAAATGTCTAAAGGTGTAAAATTTATATCCCAATAATTACTCATTTTTAAAATAATTATAAATTTATTTTAAATAATTTAAAAATATAACTATAATAATAAAGAATAATTATTTTTAAATCAATATAAATTAATATGAAATTAGATTGTATTTTAACTGCTTGTACTACAAATGAATTATATATAGATTTTATACCTATATTTATTAAATCTTGGAAAAAATTATATCCAAATGTAGATATTAAAATAGTTCTTATTAATGATATTATACCAACTAAATTTGAAGAATTTAAAAATAATATTATTTTGTTTAATCCAATACCTACTATTTCAACAGCATTTATATCACAATATATTAGATTATTATATCCTTGTATATTAAACCAATATGAAAATGGTATAATGATAACTGATATAGATATGATACCAATGAATAAAACATATTATACTAAAAATATAGAAAATATAGATAATAATAAATTTATATATTTAAGAAATGTTTGTTTAAATGATTATAAACAAATTGCTATGTGTTATAATGTTGGATTAAATAGCACTTGGAGTAGTATTTTCAATATATACTCTATAAACGATATAAATAAAAGATTAATAGATGTTTATAAAAATATAAATTATATTGATGGTCATGGTAAATCAGGTTGGGGAACAGACCAAATAGATTTTTATAATTATGTAATGAAATGGAATAAAGAGACAAATAATTTTATAATATTGAATGATAAAAATACAGGTTATAATAGATTAAATAGAAAAACTTTTAATTTAAATGAACAAATAAAAACTTTGATAAGAAAAGGTCATTATTCAGATTATCATTGTTATAGACCTTATAAAGATTATAAAGATATAAATGATAAGATTGTAGATTTATTGAATTAATAATTTAGTCCATCCATCTATAGAAAACATATCTCCATACCATTTTTTATTATTTTCATATTCAGGATAATATACATTTGAAAAAAAACCTAAATAACCAATAATTGCTGAAAATGAACCGTGTGATAATATAATATTTTTACAAGTACTACCAAATTGAAATGTATTTATTTCATTATAGTTTATTATTTTTGTTTTTGGATATTTATTAATAATTTCTTTAATAATAGTGTGATTAGTATTATCACTAGATATATATATCGTATCAATATTATTATTATTATTATTAAATAATATTGCTTTCATATAATAATTAATACCAGGATTATATTTTTCAACATCAGTTAATCTAATATGTATAAATAAATCATTATTATTGTTATATCTTTCTTTGTATGGATTTTTATTTATTATAGTTTGTTTGATTAAGTCGCTATGTAAATAATTATATAAAAAATTTGTAATTTTTTTTGATTGAAAATAATTATTATTTGAATTTAAATTAAATTTCAATTCATTATTTTCATATATATCAAAATAATTATCATCAGTTAATTCCTCAATAGTATTAAATTTATTTTTACCTATAAATAAATTAATTCCTAATTTTGTAATTAAATCATAATTACAATAATTAACATATAAATTATGTTTTTCAGCAATTATGCTAACTGCTAAATTTCTAATAATTTGATTTCCCAATCTACCATTTAATGATGTAGTTGTTGACATTATTTTATTAAAAATAATTATATTAATATGTTTTTGTGCTTTTATATTATAATTATAAATATATATTATAATATAAAAATTAATATACATATATATATATATATATTATAATATAAAAATTAATATAATTATGAATATATAAGCACGTGATTTTATATTATTTGTAAAAAGTATATTTCCTAATTATTTAATTAATAAAAATGTATTAGATGTATGTTATTCTGATATTAATAGAAATCATAAATTTTAATTTGAAAAATGTATTTATGAATGTAATAACATTATAGAAGGATAAAATGTAACAATTGGTTTAAAACAAATTACCATATCTAGTCTTTTAAATAAGCTCTTTTAGGTATGTCTGATACTTTACATTTAAAAAACTTTCAAATATGTTAGTTTTTTAGTGTAAAGGACAATAGCTACTATATATATAAAATATTTGTATATGTAATATAAAATCTACCTCTTTATTTGAGGACATGACTAATATACAATCAAAATACTTATATTTTGTTTGTATTAAAAAAGATACTAATAATATTAATACTTTAAAAAAAAATACAAATAAATTACATCGTATAGAATTAATAATTAAATATATTAATATAATATAAATTCAAAACATTATGATTTATCTTATAATAACAACATCTATAAATAATAAAAATGGTAATAAAAATTTATTACATAGAAAAGAAAGATATATTGATAGTATTAAAAATATTTTAACATTATTAAAAAATGATTTATCAATTAAATCTATAATTGTTGAAAATAATGGAACTAGACCTACATATTTAGACAATTTGCAATGTGATATTGTATATACAAATAATAATAAATTACAATTTTCACATAAAGGTGTCAATGAATTATTAGATATAAAAGAAGTTATAAATCAATATAAAATTAAAGATGATGATATAATTATAAAATTAACAGGTCGATATAAAATATTAGATTTAATGTTTATAAATATAGTTAAAAATAATATAGACATATATGATGCTTTCATAAAGTTTTTTAATGTATGTACTCTTAAATATATGACTAATGATTGTGTATTAGGATTATTTGCGATTAAATCTAAATATTTAAAAAAATTTAAATATAATTGTATAAAAAGTCCAGAATGTGAATTTGCTGATTTTGTAAGACAAAATATTACTAAAATAATGGAAATTAATAATTTAAATTTAGAATGTTGTTTTGCTGATAATTTAAGTATACTAAATGTATAAATAATTATTCTAATTATGATATATGTTATAGTCTAATTATGATATATACTATTTATTCTATTAATTCTTTATAATAATCTAAATTTAAATATTTATTAGTGTCATTATTTATAAAATTAAATGTATCATAATCCTCTAATTTATTAATATCTAAATCATCCCATGAGTTTAAAATTATCATTGGTAAATTAGTATTCTTTTTTATTATATTAATAAATACTGAATTTATTACAATAGGAACACATTTTAAATATAATGCTTCCCAAAATCGATGTGTATCTACCCCATTACCTTCTGGACAAATACAATATTTATATTCACTTAATCTTTGAAAATTGTCAGTTGAATTTATTTTATTTAAAAATGGTATTTTTTTTATAATTGAATTATAACAAATATTTCTTTTTGCTTTATTTGTATTTATGTCAAACCAAAAATAGATATTTTTAGTTTTATTTATTAATTTTGTATTATTAGTATCATTATTTAAAGTTTTATAAAATTTATAAAAATTAATACCATGTTCCCATTGTTGATTTGCTATACCTATTGGTAATAAATGTAATTTATGATTCTCAAAACACACATTTTGGGCATACCATTTTAATAATTTACTACAATTATATATTTGAATTATAGATATATCATTATTTACAATATTTTTATCAGAATTATGTGTTATTAAAATAAATTCATTTGTAAAATATTTTATTTTTTCTGCTAAAATAGTAAGTCTATGTCCATAACAAAATACTATTTTAGGATTATTATAATTTTGTGATATTTCTAAGATATTTTTATGTTTATGTGTTTGTTTATGGATATATGGATTATTTTTAAAATCATTATTTATACCTAAATAAATATGTGATAGTTCTTGTAGTGTTTCTCCTGATATTATATTCATTTCAATATCAATTTATATTATATATTAATTACTTATAATAATTATGTATTTTAATTACTTATAATAATTATGTATTTTAATTACTTATAATAATTATGTATTTTAATTACTTATAATAATTATGTATTTTAATTACTTATAATAATTATGTATATTAATTACTTATAATTATTATGTATTTTAATTACTTATAATAATTATGTATTTTAATTACTTATAATAATTATGTATTTTAATTACTTATAATAATTATGTATTTTAATTACTTATAATAATTATGTATATTAATTACTTATATTAATTACGTATATATGCTTTAATATTTAAATAATTTAAAAAATTAAATTATATTAAATAATTTTTTAAATTATTTAAATATTTACATACCAATTTCCATTTAAATTTTGAATTGTATTTTTATTATTGTTGCGGTATAACATTATCCATATATCACAATTACCAGACCCACTAATTATATATTTACACTTTGACATTATAATTGTTATGGCTAAGTATTTTTTTGAAAATTCAAAATTTGTCTCTTTCATTTTAATATCCACAGTATCATCACATTTTTTCATATGTCTTATTTCTTCTTTAAAATAAAAAGAATTATCTGGAAATTTATTTGTCATAAATTCTATAAATTCAGTTTCATCACTTTGTATTAATAAACAAATATTTGGATTTTTTATTACAATTTGATTAGCATATTTTAAATATTCATTATAACTACATTTTTTTGTTTCTCTATTTTTATCATTGCCTCTATAAAATAATACACATATATTTTCATATATTAAATTATATTTTTTTTCTATATTATTAATAATTTCATTAATATTAATTGATGGAGAAAAATATTTTTTTATTACGGGATTAATATGTGTGTAATCTAATTTGGAATAATTTATAAATTGTTGTGTATAATGATAATTTATAGAAAAAAATAGTTCTGTATTTTTAATATTATCATAATGTTGGAAATAATCATATGTTATATCTTTATTATCATTTTCATTTTTATACCATGCAAATTGTTGAGAACTATCCACACTATTTGGTATTTTTTTATTTTTATTTATAAAATCTATAATATTTGTTAATTTTACAGAACAACAAGAAAAAAATCCTGCGTTATGTGTAGTTTTAATGCTCATAACAATATAAAATATAATTTAAATTATAATAATTTATTAATATAAATAAATAAACACAATATTTATATTAATAAATTATTATAATTTAAATTATATTTTATAAATATTGTAAATTTATATTTTTTTACATATTATTCTTATACAAACAGGATTTTCATTTTTATATATAGCCATATCAATATCTTCTTTAATATAATATATTTTAAAATTTTTTTTTATAAGAAGATTTTCTAAATAATCTTTATTAGTATAATTTCTAAAATGTGTTTTACCATAATATTCAGTAATATTTTTACTAATATCACTTCTTGTTTCAATTGCCAAATATGTATTTAATTTTATACTATCTAAAAATATACCTTGTTGTTCATTAGTTATACTATGAAATGTAAAACGAGAATAAATTAAATCAAAATTACTTTTTTCTTTTGTAATAAAATCATCATTAATAAATTGAACATTTTCTATATTTAATGGTATATAACCATTATTATCAATACCTAATACTTTATATTTAGTAGATAATTTATAACTATCTCGACCATTTCCACATCCACAATCTAATACATTTATTATTTTATTATTAATATTATTAAAATAATCAATTACAAATTTACTAAAATCAGAGCATTCTTGTGTTAAATTAGAATTATTATAAAAAGTTTTCCAATAATTTTTATCTGTAATATGATTTGACATTATACGTATATATTTATTAAGTTATATATATTTAATAATTAAAAATATATAACTTAATAAATATATACGTATAATTTAAAAAATATATAAATAACTTAATAAATATATAAATATATTTTAATATGGCTGGTAAAAAATTTAATAAAACTATTTTAAATAATACTTTAAATTTTATTATTAATTTATTAAATAATAATAATATTCAAAATTGGTTTATAGGATATGGAACATTATTGGGTATTATAAGAAATAATAGTTGTATTGATGGTGATGATGATGTTGATATAATTATAAATAAAAATAATTATGATATAGTTAAAAAATTATTAATAGATAATAATTTACAATTAGAATATGGTTATGGAATTAATAAAGCAACTAATATTTTAAAAACAAAAGATACAGATAAATATTGTTCTATTGATTTTTATATGGCAGATGTTGATAATAATGGAAATTTTAATGATACATGGGAAAAAGTTATATGGAGTAAATGCTATGATGATACAAACAATTTATTAGAATTCAAATGGAATAATACTAAATTATATTTACCATTTAATTATGAAAATAAATTATTTAATAGATATGGTAAAGATTGGAAAATACCTATGAATACAAAAGGACCTAATCCACGTAAACCAATAATATAAAAAATAAATATAATTACTTAAATCATTATATTATATTTAATATTATAATTAATTACATAAATGTATTATTTATAGTATCATATATTTGCGTCCATTCAGGATACACATCTTTAATATTATCTCTTGTAAATCCAATTACAAAATTTACCCAAGGATATGGCATAAAAATTAATTTATTATTAAAATTTTTCTCATTATTATTATTATTAATATTATTTTCATTATTTTCTAATTTTTGAAAATATGCTCCTAACCAACTTAAAGTTGAATTAGTACAAATACCTCCTTTACAAGATTTCATTATATATAATGTATCTAGAGCATCATTATTTTTATCTTGAATTATATAATTTATTTTATTTTTATTTTTATTTTGTGGAAATTTATTAATATAATCTGTAAAATGATTACTATATTCATTTGTGCAAATAATAAACTTTGCTAAAGAATTTTGCTCTATTATTTTATTAATACAATAATTATAATAATTTACTAATTGAATTGTATATAAAAAATGATTTATATAATCACCTAATCTAATATGAATGAAATAAGTATTTTCAAAATTATGTGTTATTTCTTTATAATAATTTGTTTTAGGTGTAAGTTCAATACAACATTTTAAAGGTATTTCAAAATATTTTTCTGAAATAAAATAACCATCTAATACTATATTCATTGTTTCTAGAATAGTATTATTATTATTATTATTATTACTATTAATATTGCTTAATTCATTATATATATTTGTATAATTAAATACTTCAGCATTTTTTTCTTTATAATGATAATATGATGAAATATTTAAATAGTCTATAATATTTAATTCTGGAAACACTTTTTTTAATATAGATACTGTTAATTCTTTATTATTATTTTGATGTGTATTTGGTGTTATTAGATTTTTACCAATAATTAATTTATTATTTGTTTTATAACATAAACCTAAAGCACAAGCAATTTGAAAAATTTGATTACCCAAACCACCTTTTATATATATAGTAATCATTATATTATTTAATTTATTTAAAACTATAAAAAGTAAATTAGTATTATTTCATAATATAATTTTAAATTAAAAAATAATAAAAACAATTATAAGTTAAACAAAAAATATATAAATTAAATTTATTTGTAAACTATCTACAAGTTAATATTAAACTTATTTACAAACTATTAATAAAAGCATCAATATCTTTATTTAATGTTTTATCATCTTTTTTGTTTGTAATATCCAATCTATCTTTAAGATCATTCATAGTTTTTTTTATAGAATTCTTCTTATCTTTCAATGTCATATCTTTAATACCAAAAGCACTATAATACATCATTACAACTATTAATAAAGTAATAACTCCAACTACAATCCAAGAGTTTCTATTATTTGTATTATATTTATTACGGGTCATCGCAATATTAAGAAATACAGGTATTAAACAACCAATTGCTATAAAGAATGCTTCCATAAATGGTGAATATTTGCTTAAACTGGTAAGTAGCCAATTATTATCTACTGAATCATCACCAGTATAGACACTATCATAACTTGTCATATAAATAAATAGATTAATAATACCTGCTCCCAAAATGGCTCCTATAAAATCAGAAAATGTATTACCTAACATTGCTTTAGAACCATCTATAATATCATATTTTTCTTTTATATTTTGTATAAAAGCGTATGTGCCAGTAGTTTTACTATTTATTTCTTTTATTTCTTTAGGTATAATTAATGGTAATGCTCCATCATCCATAAATTCTTTTATATCTTTAACTAAATCTTTCATTGAATTATTATTTTTTTTTGAAGCATCAGCGATTTCATCTTTAAATCTTAATACGTGATTAATAACACTTCTCCATTTACTATTTGCCCACACATTCATATATTTTAAATTATCTTGTATAACTTCACTATGTTCTGTAAATCTACTATCAACAGAGAATGGACTTAAAAATAATTGAAGGAATGAATCATCTAAAGCATCTGTGCCAAGTTTCATTCCAAAATTATCTAAGAAACCAAAAACAATAGCACTAACACCTAATGCCATAAATACTCCAACCACAGAGAATTTTTTACCTTTAATATAATCAATTAATTTCATATCTTTTAATACTGTTAAATTTAAAACAGTTAATATACCTGCTACTAAAAACATAAAGATAATACCTGAAAACTGGTCTCTAGGAGCATCTAACAAAGGATGATTGCCATTCACAATAATTTTAGAAATAATACAACAGGCTACAAAAAAAGCACCCATCGCAAACAGAGGTATTAAAAACCTTGCCCATTGTTTTAATGTTGAATCTGTATTTTCATCATTAGTATTCTCTTCTTTATTTTCATCATTAGTATTCTCTTCTTTATTTTCATCATTAGTATTCTCTTCTTTATCTTCTTTTTTAGTAGTATTACCATAAATATAGTTAATACTTCCAATACTACAAGTAAAAATAAGTAATAATATAAATATAATAATATAATTTGTGTATCTAGAAGAATTTAATTCATTTAATGTTATCATTTTAATAATTTATATTATAATTAAACTAATATAGTTAAATTAATTTAATTATTAGTTTGTAATTTAGTTAATTTTATTAATATAATCAAATATTTAAATAAATACTGGTTGCGAAAAAATAATTATATTAATTTATAAATAAATATAAATAAATATATAAATAATAATATTAATTTATAAATAAATAATTATATTAATTTATAAAAAATATATAAATAATATATAAATAAAATATAGTATTATTAATAAATAACTAATTTAAATTATCTATATAAAAAATGGCTGGTGGTTTATTACAAATAGTTGCTTCTGGAGCACAAGATGTTTATTTAACTGGAAATCCTCAAATTACATTTTTTAAAGTTGTGTATAGACGTCATACAAACTTTTCAATGGAATCAATACAACAATTTTTTAGAAACGAACAAAATTTAGATTTTGGTAAATCTGCATACAGTGTTATAGAACGTAAAGCTGATTTGATGTCTGGTGCTGTTTTAGAAATTACATTACCCGCATTAAATCAAACACAAGTTGGTAACACACGTGTTAATTGGGTTGATGGTATTGGTAATGCTCTTATAAAATCAGCAATTGTTAAAATTGGTGGATATACTGTTGATACTCAATCTGGTGAGTGGATGGATATACATAGTCAATATAATGTTACAAAAGATAAACGTAATACTTATGATGAAATGGTTGGTAATAGAGCAACAGATACAAATATTCTTTCTAATCAGGAATTAACTTTACATATTCCTCTTCATTTTTGGTTTTCTAATCCAGGTTTAGCATTACCAATTGAAGCATTACAATATCATGATGTTGAAATACATTTTAATTTTTCAGCTCTTGCTGATATGATTGTTTCTGATGTTGCTTCTGTTACCACACCTCTTGATACTAATGGTGCTACCGCAGCATTTAGAGCGTGTAAATTATATGTTGATTATGTATTTTTAGATACAGATGAAAAGCGTAGAACAATACAATCAAGCCATGAATATCTTATTGAACAAGTTCAAACATTAAATCCAGAAGATATTGCTGTTGGTGATCTTAGTCGTAAAATTGACTTATTCTTAAAACATCCTGTTAAAGCCTTATATTGGGTTATGTCAAATAATAAATATACTACTACAGGTAGCACAGGTAAGAATAATCAACCCTTATTATATGATGCTGATAATAGTGTAGAAAACAAAGATACTTTTACGACTATGAAACTTTTATTTAATGGTGGTGATAGATTTACTGAGCGACCTGCTAAATATTTTCGTCTTACTCAACCTTATCAATATTTTAAATGTTGTCCTGATAAATATATTTACAGTTATTCATTTGCTCTTAGACCTTATGATCTTCAACCCAGTGGAACTTGTAATTTTTCACGTATTGATAATGTAAAAATGAATATTACATTCAATTCTACAAATCAAACAGCTACTGCTTCTAAATTAAAAGTGTATGCTGTTAATTACAATGTTTTACGTGTAATGAATGGTATGTCAAGTGTTGTATTTTCTTAATACTGCTATTATATTTTCATTCATTAATTTAAATTTTTATTTTTTATATCTATATTTATAAAATAATATTTATAATTATTATTTTTTATATATTTTATTATTTTTTATATATTTTATTATTTTTTATATATTTTATTATTTTTTATATTTATAAGTTTATATATTTTATTTTTTTTATTAAATATAATATATTAAAATTTAAATAAATTATTATAAATAATTCAATATGCCTAGATTACAAGATTTAAAAGTAAAATATTTAGATATTGAACCAACAAATAGTAGTGATTCTGGTTTTAATATTACAGGAGATGCTGTAATTGGTTCAAATTTGGCTGTGTCTGGTAACACTACAATTACTGGCGATTTAACAGTTAAAGGAACTACTACTACAATAGAATCAGTTACTACAGTTTATAATGATCCTATTTTACAAGTTGGTGGAACTACTGACCCTACTGATGCCGATAATCAAGATAGAGGTATTAGTTTTCTTTACTATAAAGACCTTATTGGGGTTAAAAAAGGTTTTATGGGTTATGATCATAGTGCTGATGGATTTATATTTAAAACTGATGCAACAATTAGTGGTGAAGAAGTTTCTGGTACAAATGCTAATATTACTTGCGGTGTTCTTACAGCAAGTAGTATTGTTGGTAATATTACTGGAGAAGTAACTGGTGTTGCTTCTAAAGTATTAATTTCTGACTCCAATACTAATACTGCATTCCCAGTTGTATTTCATACTGGTAATGACTTATTGGATGATACAGGGTCATTTACATATAATCCATTAACAGGATCACTTGCAGTGACAGGAACAATTACTGGTAATACATCTTTAACTTTAGATACTACTACAATTACATCCGATGAAATAGGTGTTTTAGGTGGCGTAACTCCAGGAACCGCCACAGCAAGTAAAGCCCTTGTTTTAGATAGTAG